CCGGTGCAGGCGGCGGCGATGGTGTTGTTATTATAAGAAGATTAACAGCTGATTCATCTACAACTTCTGGTACAGTTACAACTTCTGGTTCGGATACAATCCACACATTTAATTCTACAGGAACTTACGTAGGATAAAACATGGCTCATTATGCAAAGCTAACAGAAGCAAATGAAGTTTTAGCACTCCTAAGAATGGATGAGGAAAACGAAGAGTTTGGTATAAATAAATTAACAAAAATTTCTAATTGGCCTCTTTGGAAAAAATACGATAAACGAACTAAATTTGGTGTCTACTATAATGAAGATGGAATGACACCAGCTGACGATCAATCTAAAGTTTTTAGAGGAACTTGTCCTGCTATTGGATATACGTACGATTCTGTAAATAATATATTCGTAGAACCAAAACCCTATCCTAGTTGGATTTTAAATACATCAAGCGGTCAATATGAAGCTCCAGTTGCTAAACCTACACAAACTGATGCTGAAGGGGACATTACAGAAACTGTTTGTGTTTGGAATGAATCTACAGGATCCTGGGATATCATCTAATTGATATAGATCAACTTTACTTTAAACTAAGTTTTGTGTATAAAACAACACAGAATGAAAAAGAAAGTATTATCAGAAATAGACTTATATGCAGAAGAAGTTAAAATACCTTGTGGTTTTAAAATTGATAGAAAACTAATTCTTAGTCGTATTTTATATAATTGTTTTATAGAAAGAAAATCTTTTGATAGTAGAAATACTTTTGAAGTAACCCATTCTAAAGAGATGGGATGGTTTAGTGAATATATAAGTGAACACATGTATCTGAGACATGGTTTAGATCTCGAACATTATAAGCACTATAGTTTAATTTTATATCCAGGAGAGATGAGTGCAATTAGGAATGAACATACTTTATCTCCACTTTCAAATTATACAGCTATTTATGGAGTAGATGTTCCAAAAAATTCTACAGAATTTATTTTAAACTTTAAGGATAAAAATAAATTAAAAACACATAGGGAAGAAATATATGATAATAAGTTTGTTTTGTTTCCTTCTAATGAAAATTATTTTTTAGCAAAAAATACTAGTTCTCATTTAATTTGTTTTTTAATTTGTAATTACAAAAGACCATAATCTATGTTTTTTAAATATCATTACTCTGCATTTGATTCATATTTTTCAAAAAATTTCTGTGCACAAATAATTAAATTGATGGATGAAAAAAACCTTACTAAAGGACTTGTAGGGAAAAAGAAAAATATGAATTTAAATATAAGAGATTCCTATACTTCCTTTTTAAATGAGGATTGGATTAATAAAGAAATATATTTTTTAGTTCAACAAGCTAATAAAGACATATGGAACTTTAATCTTTCTCATGCGGAAAATGTTCAGTTTACAAAGTATCAACTTAATCAGTATTATCATTGGCATTCGGATGATAATCATATTTCTCAAAATAAAGATAGAAAATTATCTGTAGTTATAGCTTTAAATGACAGTAAAAACTATACAGGTGGCGATCTATTATTGAAAGACATGACCACTGTTTCAGAACATGACGTCTTTAAATGTGATGTTTTAAAAAACACAGGATCTGTAATCATTTTTCCTTCTCTTGTTTTACATAAAGTTACGCCGATCACTTCAGGAACTAGATATTCTTTAGTTAATTGGATTGTGGGAGATGAATTTAAATGAGTTTTAAAAAAGATAAGTATGAAATTATTAAAAACTGTTTGTCCAAGGAACTAATTGAACTTATAACAGGTTACACTTTATTAAAAAGAACGGTTCATAAAAAATTTATTGATTCAAGATACATACCTCCTTTATCTGTTGATTGGGGAACTCGTGAGGATCCTTACGTTCCAGATATTTATTCTTGTTACGGAGATATTATGACAGAAACAATTTTACAAATTCTAAAACCAAAGATTGAAAAAACAATAAAAGAAAATCTTTTTCCAGTATATTCTTGTTATCGGATATATGAAAAAAACTCTGTGTTTCCAAAATTTCCTAATACAAAACAATTTGATATATCAGCTCTATTATTTGTTGGTGGAGATAAATGTCCAATAACTTTAATAAGAAATGGAAAAAATTTTATAGTGAATTTAAACTCTGGTGATTTATTAATTTACGATGGAATAAATATAATTCAGCAAGAGAAAAAATTTCAGGGAAATAATTATATTCAGGCCATCTTCAATTATACAACTAATAAGAATTTATTATGGGATGGGAGACCTCACCCAGGACTTCCTGAATGGTTTTCAAAAAATTTTAAATGGTTACACCGTGCCTAAGCTTGTAAAAAATGAGTTGTTCAAACAAGGATTTTTTGAGGAGGGGATAAGTTTTGATTTTAATGAATTAATTTTTTTTATGGATAAACACAACTTATGTTCTAGAATAAAAAGTAATTATCTAAATCAATATATTTTACAAGCAACCTTTGAGGTTGGCACCCTACATGATACCGAAGAATTTAAAAAAATTTTTAAACATTTAGAATTAAATTTTAATAAACAAAATAGGAGAAGCGACATGATGATATTTTGTTCATTCACTACAGGTAGTTCTGGAATAATGCATCACGACTCCTATGAAGTTTATATAGTGGGACTTTTTGGAACTACTATATACAAAGTAAACAATGATTTTTATGAAGTGACCCCGGGAGATTTATTACATATACCTAAAAATTCTTTACATAAAGCAATTTCATTAACACCAAGAATAGTTTTATCTTACTCTACCTATGAAAATTAAAAAACATAAAATGAATAAACAAAATACTTTTGTCAGAGGGTATTTTATTGATGAAAAAATATGTGACGATTTAATAGAATTATTTAACTTAAATAAACACGTAGCTGTTGAGGGAGCAAGTAGGGGTACGGGTGGTCTCGGTGTAAATGAAAAAATTAAAAAATGTATTGAAATGTATATAGGAAAAGATTTTGAAGATATCAAACCTTATTTAAAGGCTCTAGGCGATTGCGTTAAAGAATATCAAAATGAATTTAAATCATTACATTATACAAACAACCTTTGGACAATAAGAAGTAATTTAAAATTGCAAAAATATTGTGCTCCTGGAGATGGTTATTATAAATGGCATTGTGAAAGAGATGGAAATGCCGAGAACGTAAATAGACTTTTAGTATTTATGACTTATTTAAACACAGTTCGAGGGGGAGGACATACTGAATTTTTATATCAAAAGCTAAAAGTAAAACCTGAAAAAGGATTAACTCTTGTTTGGCCTGCTGATTTTACACATCCTCACAGAGGTAATAGAGTTGAGAAAGAAGATAAATATATTATTACAGGATGGTTTGAGTATTTAAATGACTGAAATAGAATTATTTAAAACCTCTATAACAAAACAAAAGTTAAAACATAATTTACCTTATTTAACTAAGCTGTCATTAGACATAGAAAAGAAGCAATCAAATAATACGCTTAAAAGTAATATGGGTGGTTTTCAGAGTAAATATCTTGATCCAAATTTAATGTCTGAATTAGTAAAAGACATATTATATTATGGAAATATATTTTTTAAAAATTTTAATTATGAAAAAGAACTAGAATTAATTAATATTTGGGTGAATATAAATAGGTATAAAGATTGTAATATAGATCATGTTCACCCCTTTTCAAAAATATCTGGTGTTTTTTATGTTAAAGTTCCTGAAAATTCTGGAAATTTAGTTTTTACAAATCCACACCCCATCGAGAACTATTTAAATACAGATATCTTAACAGACTTTAATAAATTTAATTCATCAACTTTTATTATACCAGGAGAAGAAAATTCTTTGTATTTATTTCCGTCTTGGTTTAAGCATAGAGTTAACATAAATTCCTCAAAGGAAGAAAGGATTTCTATATCATTTAATTTAGGATAATGACTGACGATAATATAATAAGACCCATTTTTTCAATAGGTATTTCTACTTTTGAAGTAACTAATATCAATAATGAATCTTTGATTGAGTATAGTAAAAAAAGAACCTATAGAAATAAAGTCAAAGAAAAAAAGAATATACTTTCTAATCCTATTTTTGAAGATTTAAATAAATTTGTAGAGGACAGAATGGATGAGTATTTTTCAGTGATATATAAAGCAAAACCATCTAGAATTAAATTAACTGAAGCTTGGTCAAATGTGGGTGGAGATAAATTAATTACGTTTCCCCATACACATACTGCATTTATTTCAGCTGTTTATTATCCTCTTGCTACGGAAGGAGATCTGGTGTTTCTGAATCCTGCTTTCCAGACAACATCAGCAAATTATGGTTCAAATAAAATTACTTTATATAACAGTGATTTTTTCACTTTCCCAGCTAGAACAGGAAATCTAATAGTTTTTCCATCGAAACTACAACACATGGTAAGATGTGCGGGCAGTGAAAGAATATCAATAGCCTATAATGGAATGCCTGTGCTCCAAGAGCCGGCTGTAAAATCTTATTTAAACGTTAGGAAGAAATAATATGATGAAACATTACTTCAGTACTTTAACTCGAGAAAACAAAGAACTTCAAATCTGTCGACCTTTTGGTCCATCCATAGGTATTTGTAGATTACCTCAAGAACTCATTGATGATTTCAATAAGGATTGTGATAATATTGTTGCTGATAAAGAAAAAGCGAAAAAGCATGATTATTCTGCTTATCTAGCAGGTAATGTAAAACAAGAATTAACAATAAGTGAGGATGTCTGGGCAAAATGGGCACCTTACTTTGAAAATTTAGTAGAGGTTTATCTAGCGGCTCATCCACAGGATGCTGGTGAATTTAAAAAACAATTCCAATCTAAGTGGTATGTTCGTTCTTTTCCTGGTGACTTTAATCCAGTCCACATTCATACAGGATGTCAAATATCTTGTGTAGGTTATTTAGGTTTACCTAAAGGAATAGAGAAAGAATGGTACAAAGAGGATGATAAAGACTATTGTCCTTCTGCAGGTAATATTGAAATGTTGTATGGACAAGCACAATTATTCTCATCAAATACTCTCCGACTTAGACCAGCGGTAAGGGATTTTTTTATCTTCCCATGGTGGATGCACCATATGGTATATCCTTTTAGATCTAAAGGTGAACGTAGATCCTTCAGCTTTAATGTAGGAGGGCGTTAAATGAGATTGATCTTGGCATAATCATATAGTATACAAGGCATAAAGAAGGCAACTATGCTACAAAAAATAGGTTTTTTACCAGGATTCAATAAACAGGTGACTCCAACAGGAGGAGAATTCCAATGGCAGGGCGGCGAAAACGTCCGCTTCAGATATGGAACTCCTGAAAAGATTGGTGGCTGGGAACAATTAGGGGATGATACATTAGTGGGAGCTGCAAGAGCTCAACACCACGTTGTAAATAACGCAGGTACCAAATATGCTATCATTGGAACCAATAGAATTTTATATGCTTATAGTGGAGGAGCCTTCTACGATATTCATCCGATTAAATCAACTACAACGGAAACTAATGCTTTTACTACAACGAATGGATCACCCACTGTTACCATTACAACTTCAACTAACTTAGGATTAAGTCAAGGAGACATTGTTCTCTTTGATAATTTTACAACCATTACTAATTCAAATTACGATGGTGATGATTTTAATGATAAAAAATTTATGGTGCAAACTGTGCCAACCTCTACAACCTTTACGATTACAATGGATGCTAATGAAAGTGGATCAGGAGCAACCACTTCTGGGGGAATTAGAATTCAAGTTTATTATCCCGTTGGACCCGTACAACAAGCTGCAGGTCATGGATGGGGTACAGGACAATATTCTGGAACGGCAACACCTGCTGTGGAATCAACTTTAGATGGAGCGATTAATGATGCAGTAACTACAATTACATTGGCTGACTCTTCTCAATTTCCAACCGATGTCAGTGCATCAAGTCCAGGTTATATTTTAATTGGAACTGAAGAAATTAGTTACACCTCTAATAACACGACAACCAATGTTTTAAGTGGAGGTGCTCGAGAAGTACGAGGAACTACAGCTGCTTCTCATTCTGACGGCGCCACTGTTAAAAATACCACAAGTTATTTTGGATGGGGCTCAGCCTCAGGGGCTGACTTTACCATTGATCCGGGGCTCTGGGTCATTGATAGTTTTGGTCAGACTGTTATTGCGATGATTTATAATGGTAAATGTTTCGAGTGGGATTCTTCGTTGACCGGGGCCACTGCAACACGCGCCACGGCTATTACTGGAACTCAAGTTCCTACAAAATCGAGAGACGTTATTGTATCTACACCAGATAGACACTTAGTCTTTCTAGGTACAGAGACCACGCTTCAAGATACATCAACTCAAGACCCGATGTTTATTCGATGGTCGACTCAAGAATCTTTAACTGAGTATACTCCAACAGCAATCAACACGGCGGGTACACAGAGACTGACTGACGGATCACGGATCATGGGTTCATTGAGAGGGCGAGACGCTCTTTATATTTGGACCGACACCGCGCTTTATCTCATGAGATATGTAGGTCAGCCTTTTACTTTCTCATTCGAACAGGTAGGAACGAACTGCGGATTGATTGGTAAGAACGCTGCAATCGAAGTGGATGGTACAGCTTATTGGATGTCTGAAAATGGTTTCTTTAGATACACAGGTAAACTAGAATCAATGCAATGCTTAGTTGAGGACTATGTTTACGATGATATTAATACACGTCCACGAGATTTAATTTTCTGTGGATTAAATAATCTTTTTGGAGAAATTATGTGGTTCTATCCTACATCTACTTCAGAAGAAGTTAATCGAATGGTTTCTTTTAATTATTTAGATTCCACTTTACAAAGACCAATCTGGGTAAGTAATGCGAATACTGCTTTTGCTCGAACAACATGGGCCGATTCTTCTGTGTTTGGAAAACCTTATGGTACAGCTTATGCACCTGATACCGATGTGGCATCGAGTATGGATACGTATGTTGTGGGTAATAATGAAGGATGCACAACTTTTTATCAACATGAAAAAGGAACAGATCAAGTATTATCTACAGGAGCAACAACCAATGTATTGGCTAGTATCTCATCTGGAGATTTTGATATTACACAAGACAAAGATAGAGGAATTACATTTAAGGGAGACGGAGAATACATTATGTCTATTAGAAGATTCATTCCTGATTTCTTGGCTCAAACTGGAAATGTTAGAGTGACGTTAAACTTAAAGAACTATCCAACCGATAGTTATGTAAGTTCGTCATTAGGACCTTTTACAATTACTACATCAACCACATATAAGAGTTGCAGAGCACGAGCTCGTGCTGTACAACTGAAGATAGATAATACAGGTCAATCCCAAACTTGGAAGTTAGGGACGTTTAGACTTGATACACAAGCGGATGGAAGAAGATAATGCCTTTTAAATCAGAGAAACAAAGAAGATACCTATGGGCCAACGAGCCAGAGATTGCTCGTGACTGGACCGATACTTATGGTAGTCGAATTCATAAAAATAATGGTGGTATTATGGGATGGGCTGATCAAGCTGGAATGAAAAACTATCTTGGTGAACAACCTATGGTTAATGCTCCTCAGTATTGGAGATCAGGACCCGATTCTCCTCCAACAGAATTAGCATATATTACAGATGCAGAAAAAGATTTAATACTTCAATCTAATTTACATGGCTCATTAGGACAAGGACCGAATGAAGGACCAGCAGGAATTATGTCTTTAGATTCTCAAGGAGATTATACGCGAGACAGAAGTCCAAGTGCAACAGCTGGTCGAAGTAGACAGGGGCAAGCTCAACATGACCAACACATGAGAAGTATTTTAACTGGTCAAAGAAACATTGGTCAAACTGCAGCTGTTAGCGATCGAACTCGACAACACGCGGTGCCGGAATATGCAAGAGGCCCTGGTGGACAAATGAAATACATTGGTTCTGGTTTTAAATCTGCACCAAGCTTTTTTAATCCTCAAGGTTATCGAAGTATTTATAATAGACGAGGGTGGTTTGGAGGACCTGATATAAGATTTAATCGAGGTGCGGGAGAATATCAATTTCAAGATCCAAGAACAGGAAACGTGAAGCCTGGATGGGGAGGAAGATTCTTAGGTGGACTTTCTAGTCTATTAACCGGTATTCCATTTGTAGGTGGTGCCATTGGAAGTGCTATAGATTATGGTAAAGGTATATTTGGTTCCAAACCGAGAGACATGTCTCCATATCGTAATCTAGGTTTATTTGGGTTGGTACCTGAAGATTATGAACAAATAGAATATTATAATCAAGATAAGACACCTATGGATTTTATTAATCGATGGACAGATGTTGGAGAAGGAACGCAAGTTGTAGATGAAATGGGTAATTCATATGAAAATTCTATATATTCTGACCAAATTTCAGAAAATACTTTTAATAACATCTTTAGTGAAGAAGAACCACCGATGGGTTTTGAATAATGGCAAGAATCGTACAAACATTAACAAGAGCAAGCAGAGAATATGACTCGGATGTAGCACAGTCTCAGGTAAGAGATTTAGATGCGGTTATTAATAAACTGAATTCTACTTACCAGCAAGATTTAAAAGATGAGATTAGCGCTCAAAGTTGGTTTTTAGAATAATGGCAAATGCATTTATAAATAAAAAAGTTGATTTAACAACTACAGATACAACAACTTTATATACGGTGCCTACAGCATCGGCTGCTATTATTAAAAGTCTGTTAGTCTGTAATGATGCAGGTTCCGCGTGTACTTTTACTGCAACTATTACGGAACCTACGACTTCTGATGTTTTTAAACTTTTTAATACTAAATCAATTGATTCAAATGCAACAACCGAATTATTAGACAAACCACTGGTCCTTCAGGAAAGCGAAGTTTTAAAAGTGACTGCTGGAGATGCTAATGAACTTCATGTAATCGCCTCAATCATGGAGGTTAAACCAAGAGAGGTAACAACATAATGCATATGCTAGGAAAGGATGGAATACTGATGAGTTCACAAAAAGTAAATGGTGAGGATAAGAGAGTTAAGGTAGGAGACATTATTCGAGTTGGAAATAAAGAAGTCCCTGTAATCAACGCTAAGTCTC